TTGGATTGAAGACCGAATAAACAATAAAGTTTATAGTCCAATTTTATATAAAGCAGTCATGTCTGCCGGGCCGATCATCAAGTATCCAAGCCCAAAATCTTATTTGGCAGCTTGCAGAGTTAGGATTGGAAGAAACGTCTCTAATAAAGAGTCTAAGTTTCTTATTTGGAAGGGGAAAATTGCGTCTTTTGCAATTTCCAATTGATGGACTTTTCATGATGAAATTTGATAAGCAGCGGTTTCTGACAATTTCGAAATTATCAGGCAAAACCGTGAATAGTTTTAAGACATTGATAAACTCGGTCTCTCAGGAGGCGAACTGAACATGCGCCAGCGTTCAACTTGGATCCGATCAGCAAATGCACTACCCACTGCCCCGAAAGGGAAAGGGCGTCGTGCGGATATCTACAATATGAACCAGGAGCATCCACAGCCGTCTCCTGTTGAATACGAGAACGGAAGTCCGGACTCATGGGCAGAATCTCTTGCTCCGTATTCTCATATTGAAAAAGAATACGAAGGCGGCCATGTTAAGCGTAATGAGCTTAACTTTGCTGAATTCCGCGATGATACGTGGGATCACAAAGATGCCGATAAGTGGAACGGCAAAGGCAAGTACGATAACCATCGTAGTGCTTCCGAGCGTAAGGCTCAGGCTTGTGAGCAATTGGCGCGTGGTCTTCTTAAGACTGCCAATCCTAAGCTGATTGAAGATCAGGCTCTTGATTTCATGTGCCTTCCTCCTAACGTTGTAACGGCGACGATCAAGCGGATTCAGGAGACTTCTCCTGCAGCGCTTGCCCCCGCGAATCGTTACAATCGTGCATTGGCTTGCACTAAGCTTTCAGCTAAGATGCTCGGAGACGAAGCTCCGGAGAATCTCGTTGAGAAGCTTGCCACGTTGTTCATGAATATTGATGACCCGACTCTGAAGTCCATGGTTCGGGTTGTTGCCTCGGTTCGTTTTGCTGAGCAGGATGAACAAGAGCAGCAGCAGGAGCAACAGGGCCAGCAGGAGCAACAGGGCCAGGATGAAGAGCAGCAGCAGGAGCAACAGGGCCAGCAGGAGCAACAGGGCCAGGATGAAGAGCAAGAGGAACAGCAAGAACAGCAAGCGCAAAATGAAGAATGCGCTACTGGTTTGACGTCTGAAGAGATGTCCATGCTGGACCAAATGCTCAACCCGGGAATGGGTCAAGAAGCTCCGGGAATGGGTCAAGAAGCTCCGGGAGCTGAAGTTTCTCCACCGGCCATGCCAGCGATGGCCAGCGATTTCTCCATCTCCTTTGACGGAGATGATGACGGCTCAGAAGGTCTCCCTCATATATCGTCACTTGACGTTTTGTTCAATGACGATCCTGAGGTCCAGGCTCAACGTGAAATCGTTGCCGCTTCTCAGGAGCAACGGGCTCGTGAGCAAGGTGGATACTCGATCAGTCGTACTGCCTCTGCTAAGGGCGCAAAAAAGCTTGGTCAAGTCACTAAGCCCAAGGCCTCGAGCATTGATACGGCGCTCGAGAATCTCTGGGAGCGCCCAGGCGCGTGAAATTCTGGTCTGTCCTTCATGATCCGAAAGGAAGTGAAGGACAGACTGGCGAGATTGAATACTCAAACGTAGATAATTCTAACAGCGACGGAGGTCTTAGCGGGATAACTGGAAGGTTCAGAAGAAATAATAGAATTCGCAACTAGGTTGGACTGAATTCGTTGTTTTGGAAGAATTGAAAGTATGTTCTAGCTTGGACCGAAGGAGACTGGGTTAAAATGGGAACGATTGGTGGACAGGCATCGGGCGATTTTCGCCTCTCAACAAGTGCCCTGCGTATTCTGTATTCGCTCATAAAGGACTCAATTGAAGTTCTTGCGACGGATGCGTTTACTCAGGCAAACCCGTCTGTGGTGATCACGCCTTCAGCTCGTTCGACGACGCTTCCTGCTAACGTAAAGCGGGGCGTTCTCGGTGGGTCGATTGCGTTTGTTCGCCCAGACATTGGCTCGAACACCGTTGGTGGTGCGGCCGTTACGGGTGGTGGTGCATTCTTTGCACGTACTCGCCCTCTCGGTCTGTTCATCAACGATTCTCTGGGTAATGCCTATGAGAATACACCAGGCGTGGCATCCGGTAAGGGTCCATTCCTTCGCGGTGGCTCGATTGGATTGAAGGTCTATGAGACCCAGGTCCAGACGACTGTCGGTGGCGGCGTTGTTGGTACGGCGTTAGTTTATAACGTCGGTGATATCCTTTACGCTAGCGTAAATGGATTTGCCACCAATCGCTGGCAGGACTCATACGAGACGCAATGGATTACCGTTGCGGCAACTGGTTCTGGCGCGGCTGGCGCGGCCATTGAGCCGGACGTAACTCGTGTTGGTGTTGTCATTTCGCCCCCGGATGCTAACAGCACCGAAATTTTCATAGCTCTCTATCTCTAATAGATAGAAGGAGAAAGCATACCAAATGTTCGGCGTTCAAGCAGTTGATAACTCCGTTAAGGAGTCAGTCGTTGACAAATTCATTGGTAGCCCGTCAGGACGTAAGCGTCTTGCGGCTTCCATGGTCCAGCCGCTCCGTGAGCGGAGGGACTACTCGTCCGTTGGCCGTAAGACCTTTTTGGTTGAACAGCTTCCGGATGGCGCTCTCCCGATTTACGATAAGGACCCCGATGTGGTCGCTTACGTGATCGGTGAGGAAGGCGAGTCGATCACCGCCGTGGCTAAGCCACGCCGTGTGATTTTCCCGCTTTTCGAGATCGCGGCCCTCCCCAAGGCCCCACTTACGCAGGTTAAGGAGCGTCGCTACGACCTTCTCAAGCGTATGCAGGATCTTGGTAAGGCTCAGATCCAGGCCGCAGAAGACGATCGAGTTTTCTCGATTCTCGATGCGATCGCGGTTAACGGATTCGACTCGCTTCCGGGCGGGACGAACCCGGATATCCCGGTTGTGGCTCCGCTCTCGCCGGCCGTCCTCGCGGACGCGTACGCCGAGATCGAGCGTCACGATCTCCGGGTGGCCCGCGTTTACCTGAACGCTACGGATTATGCTGATATCCGTAAGTTCGGTCGCGACGTCCTGGACATTGAGTCCCAGGCGTCCCTCTGGAAGACCGGTATGATGGCAACTGGGTGGAACGCCCAGTTCATCGTGTCGCGTCTCGTTCCCGCAGGTGTCGTGTATTGTTGCTGCGAGCCCGAGAACTTCGGTCGAATCCCGGTCCGTACGGAGCTTACGGTTCTCTCGGCGGACAATCCCGAAGACCGGACAATCGGATTCTCGATGTTTGAGAACCTTGGGATTGGAGCATTCAATCCCCGCGGTCTCGTTCGTCTGATCATCACCCGCTGAAGATGAGCCCGAAAGGGCTCTCTCAACTAAGCCCCGGCGGACTTTAGTTCACCGGGGCTTAGTTGTATTTTATATTAAATGGAATGTGATTATATTATAAATATAGATCCTGGTCCGACCGAACCAGGATCTAATGGAGAAAAGAGAAATTTTATCATAAATAGATGCACATTAAAGGCAGCTTTTTTCTTTATCATGGAACAACAGTTAATCATGAGATGTCAACTCCATGTCAATGACGACTCTAAAGAAGTAGTTATTTATATTAGAGGGAAAAAAGCCATATTTATTTCTGAAGAAGAGGCCAAAACTTTTGAAGTTCTCAGTGTATAGTGTAGTATGAGATCGATTTTAATTGAAGATGGTGATATATTTATAATTCTTAAAAAACGGAAGGAATCTATGGTTCCTACCATTAAAATTGAAAATGAGTCAGGACTCTTAGGGATGATCTCCAAGTTTTCTTTTGAGATTTCTGCAGATAAATTTGTTCCTAAGATTGAGGTTGATGTTTGTTCAGATCTCACAGAAGAAGCTTGGAAAAATCTGTCTGAGTCTTCTAAAGAAGTTATATTCAAGACGGTCGGTGCCTTCTTCAATTTTACCGGGGTAAAGATTTTGTCTCCGAACTACAAAGAAGAAATTAAATGAAATTAAAAAGTTTTTCCGGACTGACCCGTAGAAGTGCATATGAGAAATATGAGTCAGACCAAAGTTTAGCAACGGAAGAAATTCCCACTCCTGAAGATTTGTCTGAAGAACAAAAAGATATATATCGTCAAATATATGCATCGTCAAATAATCGGAACTTAGGATTCACAGAATCCATGGCAGATGTTATTTCTCGAAGTCCTGAATTATATAAACAATTTCTGGAAAAACATCGACATTTTACCATTAATACCATCGGGTGCTTATTAGCCAACAATCCGAATCTTCAATCTCTTTCCCATGATGTTTTGATACAAGTTCTCTCCCTCCCTGGGGATGAGATCAGTTCTATTTCTCAAATTTCTCACTGTTTACAGAGTTCTAATTACAAATTAACCCAAGAAGATGTCCCGGAACTTTTAGACATTGCTCATACAACAGAAGTTATAGGTAAAGAAACCATCATAGATGATTTGGAAAATCCCCAAGCATCGCAAGCATCAAACCCTGGATATTCTTCTCAACCTTTCCCAATGCAACCTCTTCGTTAACTCTTTCATGCTGTTTTAAATATGTGAACTTTTTTGACATCGCTCGAAAAATATTTTCAGCCGATCCCGAGAAGAAAAAGGGGCCGGGACCGGCAGCCGCAAAAACTCTTCTTAAAGAATTAATATCAGATCATTTAGACAAATTGGAGGAAGAACATCTGAAATCATCGGATGTTGAACCTCGGACTATTTCTCAACTCGAGCTCAATTTTCTTCTTAAAAAAATTAGAACTTCTCCTTATTACAGCATACTTTTTAAAGGTGATGACGAAAGATCTCATAAATTTGTTCAGGAATTTTTATATGATTTAAATAAAGAAGACTTAAGGAAATCAAGGAAAAATAAAGAAAACTCAAGGAAAAAGGATCAGTGGATCATGGATTATTCAAGAGATCCGATTAAGCGTGCAAACGTTGCTTCTCTCATAAAACAGATCGCTTTTAAAATATCAAGCGATAGAACTCTTTCGAATTCTGTTCGAGATGCTTTCGTTTTTGACGCTGCCCAGGTAGTACCCGGGGAGCTTTCTAATGGCTTGTATGACACAAATCCTGCAGGAAAAGGATTTGACGTTCATGGTAAAAAAGGATTCGTATCTTTTGCTATAAAAGCAGACTCTTTTTCATCAAACTATTTAATAGGAGGGATTCTATTTAAATTAGAATATGACTCTAGCTTATATAAATCAGAATCTGATGACTCTGGAAAATATCCCACTGGGCTCAAACATTCAAAGGGTTTGCAGACTGTCACATTTAGTACAAAAGCTGGATACTATAATAAACTTTTAGAAGGTGGTTATTCTTCTCCTAAAGATTTAGGTGGATATATAATTGATCTTGATGATCAAGAAAATATAATCGATTCAATTATTGTTGATCCAGCTAAGTTTAAAGCTGGTGTTAATGGAATAGTA